ATTAGACTTTTAGATATACAAGCGCCAGAACTTAACGAAGAAGGTGGGAAAGAGTCAAAAAGTTTTTTAGAAGAAAAACTACTCGGGGAAGATGTGAGAGTTGAGATTGAACCAAAAAACAGAGTTGGAAAGTTTGGTAGATTATTAGGAAGAATTAAATTACTCGGTATGGACGTTGGACAAGAAAGTTTACATAATGGTTTTTGCCGAAGATTTGGAGCATAATGGGAGTACCTAGAGTTTATCGTAAAAGCGGAGAGAAAGCAATAGCGAGTTACAACTTTGAGGATGTAGTAAGTGGAACAGGAATTATAAAATTTTATGGATGTCAAGAAGCAAATAATTCGGGAGAAAGTTATTTTTTAACACCAAATTTACTGTATTCAAACAACATCGGTCAATCTATAACAATCCCACAGGGGTCAGCTACAAAATTATTCGACTTAGATTTTGATGTTAAATTTGGAACAAGAAGAATATTAACAGGGGACGTTTTCGCAAACATACCAATTAGAACAATAGGCGGAGCAGATACAAAACACACGTATGTAATAGTAAAAATAAGGAAATGGGATGGGACAACGGAAACGGATATAACAAGCAAACAATCAGAAACATACGTCGATACAACAAAAGCAACAGGAACGAAAATGTTTTTAATTAGAATACCAATAACCACCGACCAAGTATTTAAAAAAGGGGAATCATTAAGGGTAACAGTAGAGTATTGGTCGGTTGCAAGTGGAACGGCACAAACACTTTACATATATCACGACCCACAAGGGAGAGGCGCAGCAGATACAAACACACCATCAACCTTAATAATACAAACAGCTTTCAATATTGATATATAATGGGTGAATTAAATCTAACAAACGCAGTCGCAAGCGACTTAACGAATAAAGTTAGTGATTACTCTGTACCAAGTGCAACAACAGATGGCGCTTTCGAACAGGAATTGGACAAAATGGTTCGGGTATTTCAAGAATATTCCAGAACTCAACGCAGCAATAAACGCAAAAGCGACATGGACGGTAGGGAAAGGATTTAAGGCAGACCCACAAACAACTTTTATTTGTGATTCGATTCGAGGATGGGGAAAAGACACATTTAACACAATCTTAGAAAATATGATTAGAACCTACTAACGCTGAAATCATCCGAGACAAAAAGGGAAACCTAATTAATCTAAAACCGCTCGACCCATCAACAATCGTAATCGTCGCAAATAGACAAGGAATTATAAAGAGATACGAACAGATTTGGAAAACAAAAAAAGACCCGAGGAAATTTGAACCAAGTGAAATATTCCATCTGGCACGAAATAGGGTGGCAGATGAAATACACGGAGTGTCAGTAATCGAACCAGTCGAAAATATAATCTTATGTAGGAATGAAGCAATAAATGATTATAAACAAGTTATGCACAGATTCGTTAAACCTCGTTGGATATTCCACCTAGACACCGACGACGAAACCAAAATCGCAGAATTTAAGAGAAAAATGGACGCGGCGAATGAGAACGGAGAAAATATGTATATCCCTAAAGACGCAGTCGTACCCGAATTAATGGCGACATCTCCAAACGCAACACTCGACCCTAAGGCATGGATTGAAGCACAAGGAGACTATTTTTATGAAGCGGTTGGAACCCCCCAAATTGTACTCGGTGGGTCTGGGGAATTTACGGAAGCATCGGCGAAGATTGTATATTTAGCATTTCAACAAAACGTCGAGGAAGAACAACTATTTATCGAAGAACAATGTGGGCAACAATTAGGAATCGAAATCGAGTTAGAATTTCCAGCGTCATTAGAAAACGAATTATTATCAGACAATAAAAAAGACGGGGCGCAGAATATCGACGCGTCAGAAACGACCGCAGGAGAAGGGCAATGATGGCAGAACCAATTAGTTTAATATCAACAGTAGGTTTTCCAATAGGGGCATTTTTATTAATGTGGCAATTTGCAACTAAATCTTTAAAAGAAAATACAAAAGCAATAATCGATTTACGAGAAGTAATTTTAAGGGCGATGAAATAATGGCAGAAAAGAAAAAGAAAAAACCAATAACATCAAAGAAACAGAGGAAATTTATTGGTGGGAAAGAGGTAAGTAAGAAAGATTATCAAGCAATAAAGGCAGGATTAGGTTTTAAGGGTGGTTCGGGCGGTGTGGTCTCCGAGGAAGCGAAGAAGATTATTGGAGAAGAAAAGGCAAAGGATGTGAAACTAGCAGAAAAGAAAAAGGAAAAAGTAGAGGAAGCGACAAAGGGAAAACCAACACAAGAAAAACCACAGGCAGCAGTAGGGGAAGAAGTGACGGCAGAACCTACACAAGAAGTCGAACCAACAATCCAAAAAGCGAGGGAAGTAGGAAAAGAAGATATTGAATATGAAACATTAATCCAAACAGACGTATACGGAATACAAAAAGAAATCCAAGTCCCAAAGGGAACAGGAGCAAAAATCAACGCAGGGTTACAAGAAAGAATCGAGGGGAGAAAACCATTTGGGGAACTACCAACATATCAACAATTTCTCGCAGAGGCGGCAGTCTTAGGAGTATCGCCACAATTAACGGTAGGGGTAGGAAGACCAATGGGGAAGATGGTGACGGAATTTGGGAAATTAATAAAATCAACTTTGGGGAAATATATTAGTGGAGCAGTCACAATGTCGGGAATTATAACATGGTTAGCGTCAGATAATATAATCGGAAGTATGTCTATATATGGACGAGACTTAGCGGAAGATGTTCAATGGGGAAGACTAAGTAAAGAAGAAGGAATTAAGAAATTTGATGAAGGGATGGAATTTGTAGAACAGGGAAGAAGTTTTATAAGAACGGCAACAATATTAAATCCTTTATTGTGGCCATTTAGAAAAATAATTTTAATAAATGCAGACGCAGCGGAATTATCACTCGAAGAAAATCGAAATAGAATATTGAGAGCAAAATAGAAAAGTTTAAAAAGTATATATGTATATATATAATATGGCAGAAGAAGAAATTGATAAAAGTGAATTGGAAGTTAGGGCGAATGAAATTGCAGAGGGTAGAACAGGAGAGACAATACCCGACAATGAAAATGCTTTAGAATCACCACTTGAACAAGTGAAACGGATTAACAAAGAAACCAATGACATGTTAAAGAAAATCACAGACGAACGAAAAGCATTAGAGAAGACAATGGCGGAACAAATGATTGGGGGAAAATCTTTTGGGGGAAAAGAGAAAGAAAAAACTCAAGACGAAAAAGACCAAGAAGAAGCAGATAAACTAATTTCTATTTTTTCATAATGCACCTATATTTTATTTCTAGAGGAGTGAAACACGCACGGGATATTTTTGTAACGACAATGCAATCTCAATTTTTCCCATGGAAAAGAAAAAATTTGAAAACAGGAAAGGAAGAAATCACCTCAGTACAGGGCGCACTAAGACCAGTAGAATTATGGGAATATGTATTTCCAGAAGAAAGTCTACCAGAAGTTTTAGCGATGTTGGATATACAAAATTTAGAAGAAGGGAAATATGGCTTATCAAAAAGTAAGATGGCGTTATTAAGAAAAAGTTTAGGTTGCACCAAAATTCCAAAGATTCCCGACGCTGAAAAACAACACATTATTTCTAAGATAGGAGTGGGGATTCATCCAATCGGAATCAGAAAAGACAAGAAAGGGGAAATGATGGGTTATGAACAAGAATATTTATAGGGTCATGGAACACCGTGAAAAAGGAAAGATTTAAATAATAATTATCATAAGACTTTTTATGGCTAATGAAGCGACAAAGGTAGAATTATACGGACAGAATAATGATGGATGTCCAAGACGATATACATGCGCCGAAGATGTGACCATAAATAAAGGAACATTATTGGTTTTATCAGACCCAAGAACAGCAGCAGCACACGAAAGTACAGGACAATATTTAGCAGGAATCGCAGCGATGGAAAAGAAATTACAGCAGGACACCCAGTTAAATCGGGACCAACCGCAAATTATGTAGAAGCAGCAACAAACACGATTATAGGTTCGGCAGTTTTAGGATATGCTTTGGAAGATGGAACAGAAGGGGAAATAATAAACGTGAGGGTTAGATTATAATGGCATATGACCAGGAGACAGGAACAGCAGATTTAAGAGCAGAAGTGGTTGATAAGACAATTAAAGGATTCGCAACCGCAGCATACAAATTCAAACAAGCAGTTACAATTTCTACTACAAGCGCATGGAAAAATACATTTTTTAGAGAAAACCCATCAGCACTATCAAGCCCAAGCGGAAATAATATTAAAGGGATTCCAAGAGGTTCTAATTTCCCACAGGCAGTTGTAGAATGGGAGAAAGTTGAAACTTATATTGAGAAGTACGGTCTTGAAGACAATATTTTCTGGGAAGACATTTTGACAAATGATGTCGATGTTATGAGTAGGACAATGTTTAGAATAGCAGAAGGTGTCGCAAAGGCGGTCGATGATGAGATTTGGGATGTGTTGACAGAATCACAATCACCAAGCAATATTCAATCAATATCATGTACTTACCCATGGGACCACGCAACAAGCGCGGCTATCATCGATAACCTAATGGAAGCAAAACAGAAAATCGGAGAATATAATTATTCAACTGCTAACCTAATGTGTTTCATTAGTGAGAAAGACCATAGAAGCGTTGTAAACTACTTAGCAGAAAAGGGTTCACAATTCCCAACAATCGGTACAGAGATGGCAAAGAATGGACGTGCAGGAAAATTAGTAGGTATAAACTTTGTAGTCAGTAATTCCGTAACTGCAAGTTATGCGTTAGTTGTAGCGCCGAAGATTTGTGCAACATGGAAGCAGGCGGTACCATTACAGTCAACAACCGTAAAAGATGATTATAAGGGAACACGAATAAGAGCGGTTGAGATGGGTGTCACACAGTTGACAGACCCAAAGGCGTGTGTTTTGTTAGACGGAACACAATCTTAATTTTAGGAAGATTTAAATAATTTGTTTCGATTAGATTCTTATGTGGACTGGACGAGGGAGAAAAGGAATGCATTGGGATGGGGAACTCTGTGCGGAAAGTTTTTGTGGTGATGGAAGTAAATTAACAGGTATTTCCGGGTCCGGGTTTAGTGGGTCGCATTCGGATTTAACAAATGTTACGTCAGACCAACACCACGCAGAAAGCCACACAATAGCGTCACATTCAGATACAACAGCGACGGGAGCAGAACTTAACGAATTAACAGGGGGAGGAGATACAACCCTACACGACCACGATGGAATACCGTTCAAGCGACGGGAAAGATCATTCGGACGTCGTTATTAATAATGCTAAAGTTTCATATACTAAAACAAATGTCAAGGGTCATATAGAACATGGGTCAACAGCCGCAACATCAAGACCCTCAGGATTTACCTCGGTCGAATGGGTTGGAAGTGTTGAACCAACAAACGCTTTAAACGGCGACACATGGATTAATACAACATAATGACACACGGATGGAAAATTAAAACAGAGAATAAAAAGCCTAATATAGTTTACACATTAGAAACCCCCTTTATAGAGTACCTTGAAGATTTAAGAAGAATTGAAATTTGCCCGGAAAGTAGAACTTATTATGAAGCTGCTAATACGCAACATCCAGAATATACAATACAGCAAACACTAACGGAATATCCTCCATTACAGGCATGGTCTAAAAGTATGTTAGAGGTCTATGGTTCTCAACTGAGTGAAGGCTTAAGAAAAATTTTCATGGATAAAGTAGATGATCCTGTAATGAATTTTAGATTGTGGAGAACAATGAAAGATATTTCTCCACAAGAAAGAAAAATATTGCGAGATAAATTCAGAGGAAAATTGCCAAACATAGAGAGGAAACTGAATGGCAGTAACTAGCTATAATTCACCCGGCACGACTGCCAACGCTGATAGAGATGGTTCTAATACTTGGATTGATACCGACAATGTAAAGATAAGTGATAACAGTAGGGCATCAGCACCATCAACATCAAAAAATAATTACTGTGATTGGTTGAGGGTTACTAACTTTGGTTTTTCAATTCCAGTAGGAGCAACAATTAACGGTATAGAAGTACAAATAGAACATTTTAGGATTTCTAGTAGCCAGAACCCAATAGATAGTGCGGTTTATTTAAGAAAAACGATTGGACAAGTTGGTGATAATTTTGCCGATGGTACTCCTTGGACAGAGGAGATTGATGAGATATTTACTTACGGAGATGCAACTGAACTTTGGGGAACTACTTGGAGTGTAGCAGATATTAATAGCTCTGATTTCGGTCTTGACTTTTCTGTATTGGCGGATGGTAGTGCGACTAAACCGGAAGTCGACCATATCCAAATAAGAATACATTACACCGAAGCTGGGGGGGGAGAAACAAGAAAAATAAAAGTCTCTGGCACATTCGAAGACAAGCCAATCAAAGAAAAAGTTGCAGGAAGCTTCGAAGACAAGCTAATCAAGGTCAAGGTCGACGGATCATTCCAGGACGCATAAGAGGAACTCTCAGAGGTAACCGAAAAGTATATAAAGGTGTATGTATATATATATACATGGAATTAACAAAGAAGGATTTAAAGGCGATAAAGATTATGTCTGAGGGTGCACTCAACGACGCTAAGATTGAAGATTATGTCTGAGGGTGCACTCAACGACGCTAAGATTGAAATCACTCAATTCGAAAAGGCATTAAAACAAGCACTAATTAAAAAGAAAACCGCGGAGAGTATTTTGAAATGTTTAAAATAATTCGGGAACTAATTAATATCAAGAGGGAACAACTTAAAATGGAATGGAGACGAGAAGCGCGAGATAACAAAAGAAATCGGTTATTGGCTGAAATACTTAAAGTCTTGAAAGGGGGTAAAGAAAATGGAAGAAATAATTATTAAGGGAATTGACAAGAAAGATTCGGGGCTGGTTATTGTTAAATACGATAGTAACCTAGAGGCAACGCTAAATACTAAGTGGCAGGCGCAAGAAGTCGACTACTTAGAAAAAGATGTCGGAATTGGCGGAAGCGTTAAGGTTGAGATTGTGCAGAAAGGACAATATACAAACATAACTAAAGTTGATATGTCAAGCGCAAAGAAAAACCAAAACTACCCGATAACAGAGTCGGAAAAGATTGTCGATAACCAAGAAGTTAATTTATTATCCCAAAAGGATATAAGTATTATTGCGATGCTGATGATGAAGTGTTTTTATTACGGACGAAAGGCGGAAAGCCATGAAGAAGTATATGACACCTATCACGCTTTTGTAAAAATCTTAGAAGAAAATGGTTAATGAGAATTGTTTTTTTTGTGACTTTTGTGACTGTTGCTTGAATTGTAAAAAATGCATAGGATGTTACGATTGTGAAAATCTTGTAAATGGGTTTAGATGTTCAAAGATAAAATTGGCTAAGAAAGACCCATCGAGATACTGGATTTTCAATAAGGAAGTCTCTAAAGAGGAATGGGATAAGCGTTATGATTTGAAAGTAATTGAGGAATGGGATGTTTGCTCTAAATGTGGACAACCATTAAAGAAAGAATGAATGGGCAAATTAACAAAGTCGCAGCGAAAGCAAAGGAACTATCAAAGAGATTATTCAAAAGGGATAACCGATACATCGAAGTCATCGAAACAAAAGAAGGAGTCAAACTCTATTACTGAATGATGGAAAAATGTAAAATATCATGCGATATTGGTTTAGAAACAGAGTGTATTGATGAATACGACCTTAAAGATACGATTGGATGGATGAGACGTTTCAAAGCTAAAATAATAAGCATTAAATTTTAATTTAATTGTCCCCATTTTTTGAAGGGGGCTTCATAGTCATTGAGAGTGCGGGGACGCCAAGCCGTTTGAGTCGGTTGCTCTCATTGATTGCACACGATTAGCGTATAATGACGCTGATAGGAAACTCGAGAAGTAGGGTTCAATTCCCTACCGCGTGCATTGTGGGTAAGTGTCATCTCCCTGACGTACTGCCCACATTTCATAATCATGGAAAAACAAAAACAAAAGAAAGAATGTCTTGAAAGGATTAAGGATGGGTTGGGCTGTGATGGATGTCCTTATCTAAAGGATGGACGATGTGGTATTAATGAGTGTCTGTCGCACGGTCAATCGGCTGTCAGCACAGCATAAAAGCTTTGCCCCTACGGGTCGCTTCGCTCAAAGCATTTAAGCTTTAGCTTCCAAGTTCGCCTCACTCCCTATAAATGTCGCTTCCTCTTTTCTTGTAGAGAGGAAGCTCTCTAATAACTAAATAAATACAAATGGGGGTAAAAAATGAGATTTGATATAAAAACAATAGAGAAAACCGCTAAATTCTTTAAGTTAAGATTCCCTAATAAAGACTTAATTTTTGAGATGGAATGTGGTTATTTCTTCGAGTGGTGTGATAGATTCGAGAACAAGAATGTAAAGCATTATTGCGACCAAGAGAGTTTAGAAGCAGTAAAGAAGTTAGAGAAGGATTAACGCCCCTAAGGCGTCCTTTTTTTTAAAATGAGTGATGAACAGATGTGGCAAAACTTAATGTGGCTATGGAGACATAGGGCTTATTGGGAATTGTATTGATTTATAGGTGGGGGCTGACTGGCTCTCACCTCTTTTTTTTGCTACGTGAAACAACCTCTAGTAATCGAAAAGCTTAACTACCTCTCTTACTTAGCTTTTGTAAGCAAAAGCTAATTAGGAAGCTTCCTACGGCTTCTGATTACTAGATTTCAATAGGGCTAAGCTCCCGCTTAGCCATATCTAAGCTTTCAGCCAGCTCGCTTAAACGAGCGGGAAAGCTATTACAAAACCGTAAGAATCGTCACTCTCGTTCCTCATCTTAGGGTTTTGGGCTTGCAGCCGGCTAGCCCGCCCAGCCAGCTCGCAACAGAGGGCTGGGCTCTTAAACAAGCTAACGTAACAAGCAAGCTAATGTAACAAGCAAGCTAACGTAACAGGTAATGTAATGTAACTTAGGGAGTGTAATGTAACTTAAAAGACATGCCACCCCCCCGCCCCCCCTCAAGGGGGGAGAACTCGCCTCCGCTACGCTAGGCTCGCAATACTTCGCCTCCGCTTCGCTGGGCTCGTGCCGGCTCGCTTCGACTCGCCGGCTTGTTTATGTATCATGCGATTATTGTGTTTTTGTTTTTTCTTTTTTGTTGTGGTCTCAAGAAAAAAAAATTATATTACTGTGCACTAAGGTAACCTTAGTTCAAAATAGATTTATAAAGATTAGTAATTTACAAATACCAACATCATCATCAGACATCAAGAAATTTTTTAGTTGAGGGCTTGATGGAGTAACATGAATGTGGAGTGAAGAAATCATAGTCCGTGAAACCTATTGGGGACTTGGCGGAAACTAGGGGATTAACAATGTAGACCAATGTGAAACCGTGTGACACAATACAGGGAAAAAAGAAAAAAAACGCCCAGTATTAACCAAAAAGAGTGTTGCACACAGTCGTAACGCTGTTAATAAAGGGCTTTTTAGCTAACTAGCTGTGAGTTAGAGAGAAAAACAAATAGTCTACATAATAGAAACATTTATATAGTATATATGTGTGTATATAAAGTATGGGTAAGACAAGATATAAAAGATTACAAGAAATACTTAGACCAATCGTGGGAAAAAAAATACATTTATCTAAACTTCAAAGACGGGTAATGATTGAAATTGGTAGTTCTGGAACAATCGTTAAAGAATCAATCGCTTTCATGATAGAATTAGGATTAATAAAAGAAGTAGATAATATGGTTTTTAAGATTGTCTCAGATACGGCGGACATATGAAAGACCCAAATAAAGTCGCAATGGGTAAGAAGTCAAGACGTTTGGGTGCTGCGTTTGAAGTTAAAGTCCGAAAGGATTTAGAATCTAAAGGGTTTATTGTTGATAAATGGACAAACAATGTGGATTTAGAATACGAACAATTCATAAAGGCAAAAACTAAGTTTTTTCGAGGACGACCAATAGGGTTAAGTTCGGGTTTTCCGGATTTCGTAGCATTTATGCCCGTAAACTATACAAAAAGAATGCATTGTAGAGGGTATAAGGTTAAGTGGTTTGAATGTAAAACAAATAACAAATTAGATAAAAAAGAAAAGTTAAAAATGAATTGGATGACCAAAAATGGTTATGAATGTTGGGTAGCGTATAAAGATGGCAAAGAAATCAAATACAGAAAATTTGTGGAATACAAAGAACGTAATAAAGTATGCCGAAAATAAACTTAATATTAAATTAGATGAGTGGCAAAAAGAATATATCAAACACGAGGGCAACACGGTCGTTAGAGCGGGAAGACAGTCAGGAAAATCTTTTGCAGAGAGTTTACGAGTTGCATTATTTGCCCTACTCAACGAGAAGACAAGCACGCTCATTATTGCGTCAGTGGACAGACAGTCAATCGAATTACTGGAAAAGGTCAAATCCCAAATAATACAGTTAGCAAAAACTCAAATAAAAGGGAGACCAACATTTCATAAAATAGAGTTAAAAAATGGCAGTAAAATTATGGCGGAACCCGCTGGACAGACTGGTTATGGTCTACGTGGGTTTACTGTTGATAAGTTGGTTGCTGACGAAGCTCACTATATCCCAGACGCTGTCTTTGTCGCTATTCGTCCTATGCTCGCTACTACTAATGGCACTTTGGATTTATTATCTACGCCAAGAGGGAACGAAGGATTTTTCTACGACTGCTTTCAATCTAATGACTTCTATAAAATACACATAAAATCAGAAGATTGCCCAAGAATCACAGACGAATTTCTCGAACAAGAACGGAAACGGATGACGAAATTAGAATATTGCCAAGAATACGAAGCGGAGTTTTTAGACAGTCTACAACAATTTTTTCCTAGAGAACTAATTGAAAGTTGTTTTAGTGAGGAAAGACTAACAAATACACGAAATTTCTTAGGTGTGGACTTCGCAGGCCATGGGGGAGACCCCAATGCATTTGCTTCGGTTGAGAATAGTGGAAAAGTGAGTTTTGTATTTCAAACGGAAACAACGGAAAACCAAAAGGCATGGGAGACGGTACGTAAAATTATTCGGTTAAACGAACAATATAATTATAAAAAAATAGGCGTTGATGATGGAGGTTTAGGCTCTCCAATCCTCGATTATATGCTCACACATTCGAGTTTGAAACGAAAGGCAATAGGATTAAACAACGCCAAAAGGGAAATAGACGCAGACGGACGAACAAAGCAACTTCAAGGAATCGAAATGTACTCAGGACTTATTAAATTCTCATCAAAAAACGATGAACTTATCAGAAGTCTAACGTCAATACAATATGTCGTCGATAAAGACACCAGAAACATTAAAATTCATGGGAAATACGACCACATCGTAGAAGCACTAAAGAGGGCGGCATGGTTAGTAAAAACAAAAGGATTAAATATATACGTGTACTAAGGGAATCATGGAGAAAATCAAGCCAACAACCAAATTTAAAGAAGGAGAAGAAAAAGTCTATACAATCGAAGATAAGGATTACCTACTCATTAAAGCAATTATAGAACTAACGGAAGAAATAAGGAGGTTGGCGAATGGCTGATACAGGAATATTCGCAACAACGGCGGAAGTGGTGAGAAAAGCAGGAGCAAACGCAAATGCCACGGCAATTGCGTCCGAAGCGTTAACAAATGACTACATCGGTCAAGCAGAATCTAAAATAAATGTTATGTCTCAATTCAACTGGTCGGATGTATTCGCAACATTAAACCCCGATGTTAAGATGATATTGAAAGAAACGGCATCAAACTTAGCAGCAATATATTTAATAGAGTATGATATGAGTGGGTTTTCTTCGAGGTTTGAAGCTGAAACAATGCTCGACGTTTTGAAAGATGGATTTTTAGAAGGAGTGAGTATTCTTAGAGATATTAAAAAGAGAGACTTC